TCCCCTTTCAACTTGCTGGACTGCACCTTCGGCTCGTAGTCGCAGCCGCCGGCGCTTTTGATGGTTTCGGCCGCCAGTGCACGCACTACTGCGGATACCACGTTCTGATATTTCATGCTGCGGCCCTCTTCAGGTCACGGAGTTTCTGGCGATAAAGGACCTTGATGGCCTGTAGGTCTTCAATGGTGTAGCGGCGCGGGGCTTGGTCGGCCTCCAGCGCTTCGACTGCGGCCAGGCCAATGCGATGGATCAGCCCCAAGCGGTACTCGGCCACGTTTCCGGACAGGTAGCGGTTGTCGTGCTTGCTTTGTGCGTGGCAGTTGTTTTCGTCGAAGCGCAGGTGCGGGGCGGCGCCTGTGCTGCGATAGTGCCCGGCATCAACGGCGTTTCCGTTCCAGTCCAAAGGCCGGCCGCTGGAGATGCACGCATACCCCGCCAAACGGTCCCGCTCGCGGATGTAGGCATTGAACGAGGCCTGGGCCTCCCGTAGGTGCTCCCCCTTCGTCTTGAGCTTCTCCCGGCGCTCCTGGAGGTCCTGGCGCTTTTGCTTGGTGATGGCCTTGGCCGCGACCTTCTGGAGCTTCGGGTCTTTGGCCATGGCCAAAGCGCAGGCCGGGCTGCATACCTTCTGCGTCGATAGCATGGGCTTGAAGCGCTGGCCGCAGCCTGGGGCCTTGCACTTCTTCGGCTTGATCTCGGCTACGCGCATGACTCGGCCTCCGATGAGTAGATAATCCCTGCTGCAACTGCCTTGGCGACAAGTTCCGTGCGGTTGGATGCCTTCAGGTGCAGGCGGGCATCAGCCATCCTGCTAGTTACCGTGCCCGGCGAAATGCCGAGCTCGCGAGCGATCTGCTTACCACTCTTCCCTGATGCAGCGAGAACCACACACTGCTCACCACGCCGAGTTAGGCCATGGCCATACAGCCCCCGCCAGCCCGGCGCCGCGAAAACGCCTTGGTCCTTGTTCCGCTTGAGGTTTGCTTCCTGGCTCTTCATGCCGCCACCTCGCCCACCAAGTCGCCGAAGAAGACACCCTTGGGCGTGAACTCGGCCAGGATGCGGTCGGTGTAGGCCACGCCCTGGGCGGGGTTGAACAGGCTGGTCACCGGGAAACCGTCCGGGCCGAAGAGCTTGCACTCGCCCATCATCGCCAGCTTCTCCTCGTACGGTAGGTGGCGCATGACCCGGTACCACGCCTGCTGGAACTCGGCGTCTTCGTTCAACAGGATCTGCACGCCGATGTGCAGCTTGCAGTAGCGCCGGGCGTCCGCCGCGTCGCCGATCTGGGTCATCTCAGCGATGCGCTTGTAGAAGGCGAACCACAGCGCGTTCTGGTCCAGGGTGCGATCCTTGCCTGGGCGCAGGCTGACCACCACAAACTTCTTGTCGCGGAACATGTTGGTAAGCTTGCTGATGGCCTCGGAGAGCTTGGTAGTGCTGTTGACGCTGATTCGGTCAGCCATGACTAGTCCCCTTGCCCGATGCTTTAAGAGCAAACGAGGTCATTTTCGGGCAAGGCAGCCCACCCAGCCCGTAATGGTGCTCACCGCATGCAAGGCAGCGCGTATCTGGGCCGGCCAAAGGGGCGCCCCTGAATGGAGACAAATCGGAAACTCGCTTACGCAGCGCCTCGTTCTCGGCCTTGAGCTGGTCGCGCTGACGGATCTGCGCCTCGCGCTCGGCAAGGAATGCGGTGCTCCAGGTTCCAAGTCGCTCGATCTCCGCGATCAGGGCCAGGACACCATCTGCCAGAACATGGTGATTCTCGTCTGCGCAGAAGCGTCTATCGGTCTTCACGCGATCTGCCAGGGCCTTGATTTCTTGCTTGTCGACGCTCATCCCACCACCTCACACTCAGGCCAGATCAACTGCGCCTCACGCAGCGCGCCAGCGCGATCCAGGCTCTGCTCCATCAGCACCATCTGGAAGGCCTTGGGGCCGACGATTACGGTCCATACGCGCTTCATGGGGTCACCTTCAGGCCTTGGGCCTCGATCGCAGAACGCAGCGATTCGCGCATGTCACGCTCCATGCTGGCCGGGTAGTCCTCGAATTTCGGCAGCTCCACCACCACGGCCTCGCGGGAGGCCTGCCAGGCCCACCATGCAGCCTGCTCAAACGGATCGACGTAGTCGCCGTTGTTCTTGTTCCGGCGCAGACTTGGCTTGGCGAAGCCGTCCTCGGCTGCCTGCTTGGCCAGCGCCACCTCGAAGGCATCGCGCATCTTGTTGGTGTCCATCAGTGCTTCTCCTTGCGGCAGTCGTTGCAGCCTGGCCGACAGATCCACTCAAGCTGCGAATCGCCTTCGTGGCGCTCAATACGCTCCACCGTGTCGCCGCGGCGCACGCACTTGGCGACAAACTTGGCGGTGTCCTTTTCATGCCCCTTGTCATCCCAGCAGGAGGCCGAGACTTTTCCGCAAGCCCGACGCGCGATGTACTGGTGACCCAGGAATTTGCGTTGCTCGCTCATAAGCCCTCCCCGGCCGGCTGCCCGGCGCTTGATGTTCAACTTGGCCAGCAGGTGTGCACGGCTCATGCGGCACCCCGCTGGGAAGTCCGAAATTGCTGACGATCGAGGAAGGCCTTGATCGCCTTCTCACAGATGGTTGGCTCGGGCAGGGTTGCCATACGAGCGGCATTGACCGGCGCATGCGTTTCGCGCAGGCACTGTTCCATGTCGGATCGGTCAGCCAGGCCAAGGAACAACTCTTCGAGGATGTCGCCGATAGGCCGGACGCTATCCATGATGTCGCCCTTGGCTGCCGCGCTGATTCGTGACCACATCCCATAGCCAACGTGGTCACGCACCAGGCAGTGGAGGTCATAAGGGCAAAGCCCGTTCGTCCATCCGCCCGATCCACGGACAAGCATCGCGCAGTTCATCAGCCCCTCACGGTCGGATTCGGGCCGCCCCACCAGGAACATGACTTCTCGACCGGTACGAGCCATCACTGCATCGGCCTTCTGGATTTCTTCTTCGGTCGGGCTCTTGCCCTTAACTTCCAGGTAAATTCCCACGTTTGGCAGCCAGAAGTCAGGCAGGTAATACCCGTCGTCAACGCGCACCAAATCAGGCTCGTACAGGTAGAAAATGCCCGCGGCCTCCAGCACTCTTGCCCACAGCAACTCTGTGTAGGAGCGGAGGCGGTAGCCCTGGTGGTGGTAGATCGCTCTGCGCTCTCTCATCAGAAATTCACCCTCACGACGTTTTCTTGTTTGGCGCGGCTGGCCAGCGGCATAAAGCGGGAGCGGTCACCCTGGAAGGCGGTGTGCACGCAGCCGATCTCACCGTCACGGTTTTTGCGAATCAGGATTTCCCCAATCCCCTTGTCCTGGGTGTTTGGGTGGTACACCTCATCGCGATAAACGAACATCACGATGTCGGCGTCCTGCTCGATGGCGCCGGATTCGCGCAGGTCGCTCAGCACTGGGCGCTTGTCTGGGCGCGCTTCACAGCCGCGGTTGAGCTGAGACAGGACGATCACTGGGCACCCAAGCTCGCGAGCCAGCAGCTTGATCTGGCGCGACATGGCGGTGACGTCCTCGGTTCGCCCCTTGCCCTCGCCCTCCATCAGGCCCATGTAGTCGATCACCACCAACCCAAGGCCACCCATGCGGTTCGCGTAGCGGCGCGCAATGGAGCGGATTCGAGGCATCGTCATCACCGGAACGTCAGAGACGCAAATCGGCGCGTCACGCAGCTTGAGCGTGGCGGCCGCCAACTCCACCCGGTAGTCAGCTGCACATACGCCCGTCTTGAGCGATGGCAGCGGGATACCCCCGACAGCTGCAATCAGGCGGTCCATGAGCTGGGTCTTGGTCATCTCCAGGCTCACCACCAGCACCGGCTTTTGTTGGGCGATAGCCACATCTGCGGCAACGTTCATGGCGAGCGTGGTCTTGCCCATGGCAGGGCGACCAGCAACCACGATCATCTGGCCCGGCTTAAGGCCCTGTGTGAATTTATCGAGGTCAGGAATACCTGACCCTAGGCCTTCCATCGAAACGCCGTTCTCGTAGCGATCCAGACGCTCCTGAAGCACCTCCACATGCTCGGCCATGATGTCGCCGATCATTTGGCACTCACCATCGTTGCCGGATGCGTCAAGGCCTAGCACGATTGACTGGGCCAGCGAGATTTTGTCCTCGATGTCGGCCTGCTCGTGCGCAACCTCGTTGATGCGCTCGGCGGCGGCGGCGAGCTGACGGCAAATAGCCCGGTCACGGATGATCTGGGCGTACGCCTTGGCGTTCGCCACGCTTGGGGTATTAGCCTGGATCTCACCGGCGTATGCCAGCGTCCGAGTACCACTGGGTAGCTCAGCACGGCGGTCGCTCACGGTGATCACGTCAATCGGCTTGCCGTCGGCGTGCAGCTCAAGGATCAACCGGTACAGGTCGGCATTGTCATCCCACGCAAAGGCCTCTGGCGCGAGAGCGTCGGACAGAACATCGATCAGGTGCGGCTGGCGAAGCATGGCGCCAATTACGCCGTGCTCGGCCTCAAGGCTGTGAAGTTCGTTCATTGCGCAGCCTCCGAGATCTCGCGGAACACTGCACGGCTGACCAGGGCCTCCAGCCGCGGCTGGACGTTCTGGCCTCGGAAGAATACCTGGTTGCGGTTGTTGGCCTTCTGGAAGAACCCAAGCCAGAAGCTCTGGCCGCTCTGGTGATCCGGCGACTCGTTCCAGCGCTCGGCGATCATGCTGCGCAGAACCTTGTCGCTCTTCACGGTCACGGCTGGCAGGTTCGGGCAGACCCTGTGATACAGGTCGATGATCTTGTCCACCGGCACCCCGGCCTCGCTGGCACCGTTCGGGCTGCGCTTGAACGCACGACCCAGCCAGTTGACCAGAAAGCGGCGCCAGTCCTTCTTCGGCTTGCTACCACTGGCCCAGGCTGCCGCACGCTTGATCTCCGCTTCCACGTCGATCGGTGCATAGGCCTCTGCCCATTTGGTGATCAGTGTGGTGTCGACTTCGAAGTCTTCGCCGGTGAACACAACCTGCTTGCCTTCCGACTGAGCGGGCTCCGCCCCCCGGGGGGCAGTAATCTGTTCCGAAGGAACAGTTACTAGGGGTTTTTCTTTCGTATAAAGAAGGGAGGCGTCGGAAATTGGTAGTTTCGTTACGTTGTCGGAATTACCAATTTTGGTAGTTTCGACTGATTTTGGTTGAGTCGATTGATCTTTTTTCGGCTCTTGGTACACCCATTCAGAAGGCGAGCAAATGCCGATTTCGCCACGGCTACCACCAACCCGGTACAGCACTCGACGGGCCAGCAAGCTGCTGATAGCACGCGAAACGTGCGCAGGCAGGATGTTGGTCATCTTGGCCACTTCGTCGGCAGTAATGCGGCGCTCTGTCAGGTTGTAGCCGATCACC